GATTACGTTCTCAGTGGTGGTGAGTTACCAGCAATGACGCTGATTGACTCGGTCGCCCGGTTTATTCCGGGGGTGCTGGGTCACGAGGCATCGGCAATTGAAGATTCCTTTGCCGACGGTTTGCTGGATTGCCCACATTACACCCGCCCTGAAGTACTGGAAGGGATGGAAGTACCGGCAGTATTGCTGTCGGGGAACCACGCTGAAATCCGTCGCTGGCGTTTGAAGCAGCAACTGGGTCGAACCTGGCTTAGAAGACCTGAACTTTTGGAAAACCTGGCTCTGACTGAAGAGCAAGCAAGGTTGCTGGCGGAGTTCAAAACTGAACACGCGCAACAGCAGCATAAACATGATGGGATGGCATAAGCCCCCAATACATCAGTTTACCCAGGATAAGAGATTAAATTATGAGCAACATTATTAAGCAAATTGAACAAGAGCAGATGAAGCAGGACGTACCTTCCTTCCGTCCGGGCGATACCGTGGAAGTGAAAGTATGGGTTGTTGAAGGTTCCAAAAAACGTCTGCAGGCATTTGAGGGCGTGGTTATCGCTATCCGTAACCGCGGTCTGCACTCTGCATTCACTGTTCGTAAAATCTCCAACGGCGAAGGTGTTGAGCGTGTATTCCAGACTCACTCACCGGTAGTTGACAGCATTGCTGTTAAACGTCGTGGTGCCGTTCGTAAAGCTAAACTGTACTACCTGCGTGAGCGTACTGGTAAAGCTGCTCGTATTAAAGAGCGCCTGAACTAAGAAACGCTTTCGCGACATCCGTGAAAGTAGTGTAGATACAAGGGGTTGGCATTATGCCAGCCCCTTGTTTTTTGTGCTTTGTCCATAAATTGCCCACCGAAGCGATGGACAGTGGACATTCGTGGACATAAAAAAACCCGCTTTACGCGGGCTTGATTAGAAAACTAAATGGCTTTGTCCATTGAACTGAGGATGGGGCGGGGCCGGGTTAACTCGTTGCGGTGTGGAAATAGATCGGACAAAGGTTTCATGTGTAATGAATGTATGACCACATTCAATATTCTGACACTGGTTATAGCGTTCTTTTGTGTTCGACGATACCTGATAGCTACTCCGCGTATGCGCTGCATTACCACAGAGAGGGCAATTCATCATTTTCAGGTTTCTCCATCTCGAAAAGTTTAAATATGATAACTTGTAACTTGCATTTTCAAAATGATTTAATTCATGTCTGTATCTGAAATTTTCACTTCCAGTTCCAGCGATGTTGTAAAACCGTTTTCATTTATGGAGTTGGTTACAGTAGTGATAATCCAGTCCGCCTCATCAATCTGCTGTTTGAACCCGCTTACCTTGACCGGCAGTTCCGGGAATAAATCTTCCCGACCCAGCGCCAGCCCGATAGAAAACGACGCCACACCGCGCTGAAGCCGTTCCCATGTTGCCTTGGCGGCGCGCTCAGCGTTTCGCCGGTTGGCATAGGTGCGACTCAGGACCAGAACGTTTTCATCTGTCCCGATGAGATAATCACCCTGTTTAGCTTCCGGGGTTTTGGTTTTGGATGCGCTGGCCTTCCGACGCCTGCGCTTCACTTTTGCCGGGTCTTTCTTTACCGGCTCGCGGGTATTTAGCCAGGAAGCGATTACGCCAGTGTAGGCTTCGCGGTCTACTAAACTGAACCTGTGTTGATCGCCTGATTTGCGGGTTATGGTGGCTACCGGCAGCGCCTTACCACTGGCGGTTTTCCCCTGGCCCTGCCGGATGAACAACAGCCTGCCAGATTTAACGGATGCAATCGCGCCATACTGTCTGGCCAACCGCATCAGAAATGACCCGTCTGATTCATTGGTCTGGTCGATGTGGTCCACATCCTGCGCCGCCATGTCCGCACCGATGGCCGTTTCCAGCTTATGCCGGGCGGCAATTTCTTCACACACTTTCCCAACAGTGGTTTTATGCCAGGACTTCTCCCGGCGCGTGTTCAGCGTGGCGCGAAAATCCGCGCTACGCGCCCTCACGGTTATGCGGTCCGGCGTTCCGTAATGCTCAATTTCATCAACGGTAAAATCCCCTTTCACGATCAGCGGTTTTCCCTTCCAGCCTAACGCCAGTGACAGCACAGCACCACGGCGAGGCAGTTCAAGCAGACCGTCCGCGTCGTCCAGATCCAGATCAAGCCGGTCAGCCTCAAAGCCACGGTTGTCGGTATGGGTCAGGGCAATAAGTCGGGGCGCAAGATTTTGTGTGATATCCCGGTCTTTTATCATCACCCGGTAAGCGGGGATACATTCACTACCGGCAAACATGGTCATATCTGTCATGACAGTAAATCCCCCAGGCTGCTGACCGCGTTGTCCTTAAGCTGGGCCAGTTGCCCGGACAGGTCGCCCAGCATCTGACTGAGCGACTCATCCATACGCTTCAGCGTCACGGTAAATTCAATTTTTCTCGGTGAACCGTCGCTGAAAAACTCGCTTTCCGTTCGCCCGATATTCTCAATCACAAACATGCCGTAAATGGTCCCGTTGCCTTTCAGCAACGGCCAGCCCTTGCCGGTTTCCGCCATCAGTTCCAGCATCTGCATGGATAGTCGCCCGCCGGTGATGGCTGGCATCAGGATCCCGGACAGGGTTATCACATCGCTGTCCGGCCCCAGAAACTGAAGCGACGGGCGCAGGCCCACGCGGTTGTTGCTGGCGTGTCGCCACTGCTGTTGAAGCTGCAACTGCTGGAATGGCACTGTTTTGAGCATGAAAACAAACAGGCCCAGAGTCATCATCATGGTTAAAAATCCCCTCTGTCACTGAAGCTACTGCGGCGACCAGCGGCGCGCTGGCGTTCTCTGGCGTCGAGCTGGCGCATAACCTCCGACACCACGTCCTGCGCGCTCTGGCCCGGTGCCTGGTGAATGTTGATTTCATATTTCGCCGGACCGGATGAAACAGACACATCACCGCCGCGCAATCCGGCTGACGGCTGAAGATATTCCGCAACCGGCAGGCTTAGCGGATGAAGGGGTTTCGCGGCAACTGGCTGTGACAGGCTGCCGAACGCCATCGCGGTAGCGGCAGCCAGCGCTGCAGTACGCCGACGGCTCATGATATTGACTGGCCCGTTAATCAGCTCCGGGCCATTCTCCCCGACAATGCCCATTTTACCGGCGGGGAGGAAGCCACCTGAATCGTACATGCCAACATCATAACCACTCACAGTAAAATTTCGGGCCTGCTCGTTACCGTATTTCAAATAAGCATTCCCGGTTACCTTACCGGCATCAGGCATTTTTTTAGACTCATCACTGACAAGGCCCATCAAATCCAGAAGGTATGAGACGCCGGATTTAAGCGACTCAAGAGGACTCATTACGAGCGCCAGACCATCTGCTAACGCCTGGCCGAAACGTTTGCCCATATCTGCCGCATTGCTCAGCTCATCAGAGGTGAATTTCACAGGGGAAAGCAAATCGGTGAATGACTTCCATAGTCCTTTCACTGTTTGTTCTATCCAGGTGAATACGGGGCGTAAGGGTTCGAATGCTTCCTTAACTGGCCCGGCTGCCGCCTGAAATCCTTCCACCATCCCGGATAAAAATGCCGTGATGGGCTGCCAGTATTTCCAGACAACCAGCGCGACGGCAGACAGCGCCATAATGACCAGACCCACGGGACTTAGCAGCGCACCCAGCAATCCGCCGGTTGCCATTAATGCCGTACGCAGAAGCGCCAGCGGGGAGGTGACAAGCGCCAGCAGAATATTACCGAAGCGGCTTACCGCCGTACCGAGCGCCCCGAAACCTGCCGTTGCCAGCCCGGCCACATGACCCCGCAGGGTAGACAGCGTTGCGACCGGGTTACGGAACGCGGAAACCAGCGCGCCGCCTGCGTTCTCTGCCTGCTCTTTGAGATGATTGAGCACCCCGTTGCGCAGCGCATCCAGTATGCTGCCTTCCTCGTCGTCTTCACCGAACCCGGACAGCGCTTCCCGGATGCGCTCTATCACGGACGCCGCATCGGTATTCTGAAGGCTTGCCAGAAATGCACGGATCCCGCCACCGGCACCTGCAAGACCCGGAGCCAGACGCGTAATTATTGCCGCCAGTCCGCCGAACCCCGGAAGCAGGCGCGACAGCGCGCCACCGCCCAGCAAGCTAAAACCGTAACGCATGATTGCCAGCGGCCCCAGAATGGCAGCAACGGCAAGCCCCAGCGTTCCCAGCGTTGCAGTAACTATTGCGAAACCGGCGACCACCTTAAAAATCGCAGATGTTAGTTTCGGGTGTTGCTGAACAAACTGATTGAGACGGTTTGCCAAATTGCCGAGCCAGTCAGCCAGTTGTTTCAGTTCAGGTGCAACGGTCGCGCCTATCGTAGCTAATGCGTTGGTAAAGGAGCCGGTCGCCGCTTCCCAGCGGTTACCAAGCGTTTTAAGCTGGGAATCAACACGTTCACGCAGGGATGCCTGCGCCTGCAATTTCTTTTCCGCATCACGGTAGCCCTCCATTCCTTTATCAATCATGATATTCAGAACCTGGAGGGTTTCCGCATCATCTCCAAAGATGCCTTTCAGGGTGGCGAGCCGCATTTCTGTAGAAACATTTTTTAGCTTCAGCAACTGTTGATAAAGCGACTCAAGCCCCGCAAATTCGCCTTTCCCATCACTGAAAGAGAGTCGGATTTTATAACCTGCGGCCTTAAGATCGTCATTAGCCCCCGTTACTTTATCCTTGTTCATGGCAGCCTGGAAAACCTTGCGGTAAGCGTTTCCTGCTGACTCACCTGCCATGCCTGTCTGGTCGGCCATTACAAGCAACGGCGCAAAAACTTTTGCCGCTTCCAGCCCTTTAACTTTGAGAATGGACATAGCACTGGAAATTTTTGCATAACCGTTAAGCATGTTATTCGGGTCAACACCGGCATAGAAACCTTTCTGGATCACATCCATCAGGCCCATCATGTCTTTTTCTGTCGTCCCGGTGGCGTCCTGTAGTTTTGCTGCAAATTCTGCGGCTTCTGTCGCGGGTAGCTTCAGTTGTACGCCGAGATATGCCGTAGCCTCACCAAGGCCATTAAGGATCGTTGTTGCTGACATTCCCTGACGGCGAAGCATCGTCATCATGTTTTGAAAATCTGCCGTAGTGCCGGGCAGGCGGTCACCGAGCTGAAGCGCCAGCTTATTTATTTGCTCATATTCAGGCAGCACCTTTGCGCCCGGAGCCATCATAGAAGCCGCCAGTTGGGTCGCTGCCTCTTCCGATTCTGAGTACGCCCTGACTGGAGCCATTAGCGGCATGGCGGTCGCCACACCTGTCGCTATCATTCCCGCCCCGGTAGTGGCAATTTCATTACGCAATGCTCTTGAACGCTGAAGCGTTGCGCTGGCAGCATTGGCGCGCCGCTGTTGTTCCCCGACGCGCTTCAGCCTTGCTTCCTGCTCCCGAAGTTCATCGTTATAGCGGGCCGTTTCCCGGCGGATTTTTTCTGTGGCACCGGTGCCGTCTTTGGCTGAAATGCCAAGCCGGTACAACTCCGCCCGGACCCGGCTTAGCTGCGCGGTTTCTTCCTGCTGTTTTTTCTCCAGGCGTGACACGGCCCGCCACTGGTCTTCCAGAGCTTTAGTCTGTTTCTTTGTCGGGTTTTCCATCCCCGCCATTTCGCGGGTCATCATCTGGGCGCGCAGACGCGCCTGCGCCAGATCTGCACCGGTCTGTTTTAAGGACTGTTGCAGGGTGCGGAACCCGTCGAGCTTCGCGCCAGCCTGGTCTAGCTGTTTCAGGGCATCACGGGATTTTTTGATGGCGGCGGCCAGTTCCTGAGAACCGGCACGCGCATCCTTAAACGGGCGGGTGAGCTTATCAACGGCATTTAATACAACCTGCAAGCGCAGGTTACGGTCACTCATCGGCGGCCCCACTTCGTAAAATGGCTTTGTGCCGCCACTCCAGCAGTTCTGTCAGCGACATATCGCCGGTTACATCGGGCGGCCAGTGAAAGATCGTGGCGATATCGGCAATTAAGTCATCAACAGTTAATTTGTCGGGAAACCGGCAGTTGCCGACTTCGGTAACAAAAAACTGACCAGCTCCACGGATAACTGCAACAGATCGCCCGGCTCCAGGGTAAGCACTTCCTCGCGGGTTAGTGACGGCGTGGTGACGCGTGGCAGCACCACCATCATGCTGTCCACGTCCATTTCCATCAGCGACTGCAAGCGGGTGCCGCGCAGCGCGCCGGACTGCGGCTTGCGCACAGTGATGGTTTCAATAGTCTGTTTCCCGCGCTGGATCGGACAGTCCAGGGTGACGGTTGCGGTGTTGCGTGGTTCGGTGCCGGTGGTTTCGGTTTCTTTGGTCATGATGTTTTCCGTTCAGATAAAGGAATACGGGCGCGTTAAACACGCCCGGAAGAATTACAGGCCAAGCGCAGCGCGGTGCGCTTCAAGCATATCCACGCCGCCGACTTTCCAGACCATGTTCACCGTGTCCACTTCATACAGCTCCTCACCATTGATGGTGAGTTTTACGTAAGTGTTGGTGCAGGTCACTTTGGTGGTTGAGCTGTCGCCCTGCTTGTGTTCACCGGAATCCAGCTCCTTGTAGCGACCACGGGTAACCAGTTCCAGCGCGTAAACTTCTGCGGTGTCGTCACGTTGTAAGGATTCAGTAAAACGCAACTGAACACCGTCCACAGTGGGCGTCGCCATCTGCTTGAACAGCTGGATTTCAGTACCACCGATAGTGAATTCCGTATCCAGCGCGCCATCGTCCAGGCCCAGACTGATATCCACCGAACCCGGCATACCGCCGCCCCGGTACTTCTCCATTTTCTCCGTCAGTTTTGGCAGGGTGACGGACTCAACCAGGCCGATCCAGTTCTGACCGGCATTAAACAGATTCAGGTATTTAACCTTGCGTGGCAGTGCCATAACGTCCCCTTAGGATTTAAGCTGGCTGGCAAAATCGACCAGATAACGGTCAGTGATACGCTGGCGGAACATCAGGTTTTCCAGCGGCGGGACCGGGGTGTAGTCATAGTCCAGCCACAGTTTCCCGGCCTTGATGGTGTCCTTATTGTTCACGCTGTCGTCAAACCAGCAGTCCCCGCCCAGCAGATAACCCTGGCTGACCAGTGAGCGCATTTTGGCTTTTACGCCTTCGATAATGTCGCGGGCCAGTGACGGGGTCAGCGTCATGTCATTCGCCCACATGTGAGCCTCTGCCATGGTATCTGCCAGAACCTGCGCGGTGCGGGTGTAGCATTCGAACTGGAAAAGCGGGTCATCACTCAGGGAACGGGAACCCCAGAAGCGAAAACCATCGGAGCGGATAAGCGTGGTGATATCGTTTTTATTCAGCAGGCCCGCGTCGGTTGCCGGATCCTGCAAGTCCCAAAATACATCAGCGGAAATCCCGGTGACGCCATTTACTGCGACGTTGGAAAGCGACTTGTGCCAGCCGGTGTCACTGTCAATTTTGGCGCGCAGGCCCAGCGCACGAGCGGTGGCGTACATCGTCTCTTCGGCATTTGTCACCGTGTCCCAGCCGGTAAAATCAGGCCAGATCAACATACCTTCACGCTGGCCGAAGTTGGCACGGTAATCGATACATTCCTGCACGGTTTTACAGCCATAGGCAGCCAGATACGCAAAGCCGCGCAGGGACTGCGCCACGCTCAACAGCTCAGACGCCACCGCCTGTGTGTCATGACCGGGAACACCCAGAATGCGCGGTTTTACTCCAAGCTGGTTGCTGGCAGTCAGCAGCGCTTTCATGCCAGTGCGTTTACCCTGGGCTGTCACGCCGCCGATGATATTCGACGTGGTTTCCGCTTCGGTTTCGCCCTGTTCAACGCGCACCACTACGGTAACGGGTTTGGACTGATCGGCAATCGCATCCAGAGAACGGGCAAGGGTGCCGGTTTCGCCTGCTTTCCCGGACGCTGTGACCACGTCAGTAATAAGCACCGGCGTGTTAAGCGGAAATGCTGCCGCGTCGGCGTCGTCTGCCGTGCAGACCATCCCGACAACAGCGGTACTGACGGTACGAATGGTGCGCGTTCCTTCATTGACTTCCAGAACGCGGACACCGTGGTGATAATCTTCAGCCATCTGGCGGACCTCCTGAGTGGATTCCGCCCTATGGTGAATTGATTATGTCGCGCGCACAGCTTCGCGCCGTTGTGCTGTTACTGGCACAATATGCCAGTTTCGAGCGCTGCCAGTTCCTTTTCTATTCGCTCGCATGAAATATCAAAGTATTGCTGGCTCATTTCGATACCGGTGAACCTGCAACCCCGGCGCAGTGCAGCGACTCCCGTCGAAGCGCTTCCCATAAATGGATCCAGAATATTTCCCCCCGGCATCACCGGCGCGATAAGTTTTTCCATCAGCTCAACCGGTTTTCCTGTCATGTGTAGTTTCTGAGACGGAATAATCCGCTGGGTAAAAAGCCCCGGCCATGGGCCACCATGCTGACATTTCGGAAGCTGTCCGTTACTTCCCCAGACCACATATTCGCACTGATGGCGAAAATATCCGGTATGCGGCGCACGGCTTGAAAGTGTCTTATCCCACGGAACAAGCCCACGCCACACAAAGCCCCCTGCCTGAAACACATCGGTCAGGGTCGGGAGCTGCCGCCAGTCGGTGAACGCCATGGCGTAACCTCCCGGAACGACAAGCCGGTTTACCTGACTTAACCACTGCGTCATCCAGAACGCCCATGACCGCGTATCACGGTTATCACCAAAAAATTCATGATAATGTGTGCTGTTAACGTATTTTTCTGAAGGCTTTGCCACGCGATCACTTCGGGTCATGCCACCACTTGAATAGGGCGGGTCAGTCACCACCGCATCAAATTTTTCGCCGATACCACTCAGAATTTCCAGACTATCTCCGCAATATAACGTCGCCGGACCAATAACCGCCTTCTGCATAATAATTTCTCATTTATGTGCCTGTTTTCAGGTTACAAAAACAATAATTACTGGTCATTTATACAGCTATGTTTCATGACTCAGACAATGCGTAATTTGCGGGAAACTTCCGGTAAAGACTGGAAAGACCAACATCAAAAATCAGGGCGACACGCTGACGAGATTCACCGGCAGCAATAAGCCGCCCGGCCTGCGCCCATTGCTCTGCTGTTAATTTCGGGCGGCGGCCACCGATACGCCCCTGCGCACGGGCAGCTTCAAGCCCGGCGCGGGTACGTTCGACGATTAACTCGCGCTCCATTTCCGCCAGCGCGCCCATGACATGAAAGAAAAATCGCCCCATCGGCGTGGATGTATCAATGCTGTCAGTGAGGCTGCGAAAGTTAATATCGCGCTGGCGCAGCTCTTCAATGAGTGTGACAAGGTGGCGCATACTTCGGCCAAGCCTGTCCAGCTTCCAGACAATAAGCGTGTCACCTGAAGAAAGCGCTTTCAGTAGCTTTTTTAATCCCGGCCTTTCTGATGTTTTACCACTTATTTTATCTTCAAAAATCAGCTCACATCCTGCGCACTCAAGTGCATTTTTCTGTAATGCGGTGTTCTGGTCATTTGTTGACACCCTTACATAGCCAACCAGCATTTTAATCATCCCTCATCCGTTGAATTTCAACTGTGCATTGTATCGAGCACGGTCATTCATGACGGTACTGCAGCGGATTTTCATGCATGGCCAACCTGTTCAGAAATGGCATTAAGCGAAACAAGATTCCAATAAACCTTGGTTTAGGGGATATCAAAACCAAAGTAACTGCGGCTATGCAAAAGGCAGCTAATGGAAGTGACATTCAGGACGTGGTGGTTTTTAGGAAATCTCTACAGTTAGGAGCCGCAGCATTAAGAAACGTAGGGATGGGGGGCCCGTCAAATCTGGTTGATATGGACAGTATCCGGGGGTTAATGTCCGGGAACGGCTATATCCAGATTCCATGTATTGCGACTACCGGCAATAACCTGAAACTTTATCTGCAATGGGGATATACCTCAACACCGCCGAATTCAAATAATACCTATAACGTCAACGTGGCGTTTCCCAACGGCATTTTATTCGCGGTGGGTAATCGCTGCGCGAATGGTTCAAATTCTTCAATGAACGTTAACGCCGTTGGGACTCAGGGTCTGCAAATTCAGAATTGGGCACCTAGTGGCTCATGGGAAACTTGTGCATGGATTGCTATCGGATACTAAGGGGCGATAAATGAACACTGTTATTTACTGGTTTTCTAACGGGTTATTTTATCCAGACAATGAGAATTACACTCATATCCCCAATGACGCAATAAAAGTAGAGGCAAAAGAATTTGCCAAGGCTATGAATCGAAAGCCCGGTGAATCTTTTTCTGTTGATGAAAACGGGGTGGTTATTATCATATCCGCGCCGCCAGTTTCTCAGGAGCAATTAATTGCGCAGGCTGAATATGAACGCTCCGTATTAAGGGCGAGGGCCGATTCTGAAATTTCTTGGAGGCAGGGTGCAGTCGATGAGGGAATGGCGACGGAAGAAGAAACCGCCGCGTTGTCTGAATGGAAGAAATACCGGGTGCTGTTGATGCGGGTCGATACCACAACAGCACCCGACATTAATTGGCCTGTTAAGCCGGAATAGCGGGCCAGTTTATATCCGGTGCGGTGGAGGTGTCTGTAGCTTCCACCGCGTCAATGTAATCAAGCGTTTTGTTAAGTTTATCGGTTTCATCTGCCGTCAGTTTTCTTCCCGCCTGTAGTTTCAACTGTATTACGCTGATTGACTGCATAGCATCGTCTATGCGGCGCTGTTTTTGCCGTTCTGCCTGATCAACTAATTCCTCTTTCGAGGGTTTTGGGATGTCAGCCCAGGCAGGTAAACCATCAGGCCCGGCGACGCGTATTTTCCCTGCCGGTGGAAATTCTCTAAAAAATTCGCTGAACACCTCCGCAGACATTAAAACCGCATCATCAGGCCAGTTGCCGGATGCTTTATAAAGTTCAATGTCACTTTCCGGGTACGCGCCATTTGTGGTTACTGAATAATAAAATCCGCTCATCGTCCAAACCCTATAATTCGTGCAGCGGCAGAAATCTGCCCCCAGTTATGCAGCTCTACCGCTGCGTTCGAAAACACACCGGCAACAACATTCCCGGCGACCTGACTCGCCGTCACAGCGACCGGCACCGCTATCGCAAACAAACAGGCAGAAAATGGATATGTCCAGTAACCCGCGCTGGTTGTACCTGTGGCCACTTTTGCCGGGGTTTCAAGCCACTGCAATTTAAAGCCGTTCGGTAGCCTCACATAACCGGCGGAGGCATTTCCCACATATTCAAATGCTGACATGTCTGGGATCTGACCCGCTCCGGTGCCTACTGCCCGCTTCGCCGCTTCTTTCAAACCAAGGTTATTGAGAAACGCCGCAATGTCCGGGATATCCGCCCCGTTACTGGCCTTATCCATTTTTTTGGACAGTTCCGTTGTCATGGTTGCCGCAAAATTCGGATCGTCATTCAGCGCGGCGGCCAGTTCATTCAGCGTGTCGAGTGCCGCCGGTGAGGAATCCACCAGGGCAGCCAGCGCAGCTTTTACATAAGCAGTGGTGGCAATCTGCGTGTTATTGACAGTCTGCGCCGCCGTCGGGGCCGTTGGCGTTCCGGTAAACGCCGGGCTTGCCAGCAGTGCGGCCACTGCCGCTTTCACAAATGCTGTGGTCGCGAGCTGTGTATTGTTAACGGTTTGCGCTGCCGTCGGTGCTGTCGGCGTTCCCGTCAGTGCCGGGCTTGTCAGCGGCGCTTTTGCGGCCAGCAAGTTTGTCATGGTTGTGGCGAAGTTCGGATCGTTACCCAGCGCGGCTGCCAGTTCGTTCAGCGTGTCCATTGCCGCCGGTGAGGAATCAATCAGCGCTGTGATGGCCGCTTTCACAAATGCCGTGGTCGCGAGCTGGGTGTCGTTTGACGTCTGCGCCGCCGTCGGGGCTGTGGGTTTACCGGTAAGCGCCGGGTTTGCCAGCGGGGCATAATCCGCCACGACCTGTTTCACATGCGCAGTGGTGGCAAGTTTGGTTGTGTTATCCGTTTTAACCGGCGTCGGCGCGGTAGGCGTCCCGGTCAGCGCCGGGGAGGCTTTCGGCGCGTACTGATTGTGTGGGTTAGCGGCGTCGAGGTGCGCGGCCATCAGGTCATCGGCATACACCTTGACCTCAATCGTGCGATCGTCAACGTATTTCCGGGTCGCCAGCACTACCGAAGGGTCAATTTTCAGGGTGATGGCGTCAGTGTTCGATACGATCAGAATCATGCGGATGGTCTGGGTACGCCCGCTGCCTTCCTGTAACTGCGGCTTATAGGTTTCCGGGCAGTTTGCCACCGCAATCAGCGTCCCGTCCTTATCGTACAGACCAATAGTGCGGATCCAGAAGCCGCCTTCATTTTCCGGTATAACCTGTTCGGCAATAATCTGTCCGGGGTTCGCCGGGTCAATGCTCAGCATGTTAATCGGGGCGCGCCGCTGTTCGCCGACAATGGCAGTCTGACTGGCGTCCGGTGTCGGCAGTACGCCGCCACCATCACCCACGGCCATGGTGGTAATTTCCAGTTTCGTTCCCAGCGCCATGGCGTTAGCCAGCTTCGCGGCACCCAGCGTGGTCAGGATTGCATAATATTTTGCCGTCATGGATTTACGCTCATCTCATCAATCAAATGGATGGCAGCGCCGGACACTGCCGGGCCGCCCACGCTGATAGCTTCAGCAAAGTAGGGATAAACAGTCAGCTCATCGCCCTGATAGCTGGCCGCGCCGGTGATAACGCTGCCGCTGGTCTGCAAGTTTATGGACAGGCCAACCAGATGGCGGCTGACCGGCTTTGCGCCCGCTATCAGTCGCTCAAGTTCCTGGTAGGTTTCTTCCGTAATGCCCTGGTCCTGAACGCCAATATCAAGGCGAAAGGTTCCCGGCGTTTCACCGGACTGCCACCACTCGATCACCCGGATGAGAAAGCCGAACGGCTCCACCACACGGCGCACGGCTGCAATGGTGCCTTTCTGACGGTGGATGAAATATGCATCACGCACCACCTGTCGTTTCACCGCTACCGGCCAGGCTTCATCCCAGCGGTCAACAGAGAACGACCAGGCAAGCCAGGGCAGCAGGTGCTCCGGGCAGGTGTCCGGGTTCCACAGTTCGCGCAACGGCACCGGAACGGTGCTGATATCGCCGCAGGCTTCAGCAAGACGACGCTCCAGCGCGGACGATCCCGGTGGTAAAAGGCTAGTCATTAGCATCCCCGGCAATGGTGATATCTGTGGCGGTGCAGTATCCCGACTGTGACTTATCCATCAGCACATCAGCTGCAGGCTCCAGCAGCTCCACCCAGTCCACCCCGGCCACACGCAGCACAGCCTTGTAGTTATCGCGCCGGATACTGCGCGCCAGCTTCTTTTGCTCCAGCAGATAGGCAGCAAGATTGTTCTTTGCTGCCGCCAGACAGGGACCGGCCACCACGCCATCAAACAGGTGCAGCTTTGCCGCCACCCGGTATTCAGTGATAGCGGCGGACTGAACGGTCAGCCGGTCGCCCAGCGGGCGGATGGTTTCGGCGCTCAGCTTGCTGGCTACAATATCCAACAGCGCCTGGCTGGCCTGCCCGTTACCCTCATGGGACAGCACGGTCACCACCACCGCAGCGGGAGACGGGCTGACCGTGGATGCATCGGCTACCCTCCCGTCAGCACTGCGGGCGTGGAAGTTATACGCCGCTTCTGGCCCCGCCACGGATAAACCTTCGAACGCTTCCGGCGCGCGCTGGCGTAAATCCTCGTCGCTCTCCATGACCGCCGGAACCGGCGGAACGGCGGTTTCATCCGCTGGCGTGACGACCAGACGCTGCACATTAAAGTTGGCGACCAGGTTGTCCAGATCTCCGCCGCCGGAACGGGCAATAATGACCGCCTGCACTGCTTCATTGATGCGCTGACGCAGCAGAATTTCCCGGTAGCAGTTTTCCTGAAGGATTTTTAGTTGCGGTTCGGATTCCAGTTCCAGCGCACGGGCAACCGCTTCCTGCAATTCAGCAGGGTAAAGCGATACCAGACGCGCCTTACGCGCAGTAAGCAGCGTTTCAAAGTCCGGCACATCAACAATTTGCGGCGCGGGCAGGGATGAAAGATCAACGGCACTCATAAATTATTCCCCATCGGAACACTTAAGCTCACAGCGGAACCGTCATCACGATAGCCGCTAAGCTCCACGACCATTTCACCGTCCATGGTGGTTTCCAGCGTGACGCTGTCTAACCGGATACGCGGTTCCCAGCGGTTAAGCGCGCTGTAGGTTGCCGCCATTACCCTGAGTTTTGTCGCCGGGTTCGTCGGATCATCAATCAGCGATAAAAACAGCGAGCCATATTCCCGGCGATAAATCCGGGAACCGACCGGGGTGGTAAGAATGTCCCGCACGGACTGGCGGATATGATCGATATCCGTAATGGCTTCGCCGGTCCGTTGATTCATCCCCATATACATCATCAGACTGGCCCGCCCGTTTTATCGCCGCCCTTGATTACGCCGATGTGGGCGTGAGCATCCAGAACAACACCATTGGAAGATAATGCGCCGCCGCTCTGTGTAACTTCACCATTGATCACGGTCTGGTCCGCGTCGATATCCAGCAATGCTGTTTTGATGGCAATGCTTTCCGGCGCGTCAAAAATGATACTGGCCCCGGCTTTTACCCGATAACGCCCGGTTTCCGGCTCATATTCAATCCAGCCACCGTCCGGGAACGCGGTCACCATTGCGTCTTCTGACATTGACGGAGGCGGGCAGGCATCGGAATAAATGCCAGGCAGAACAAACGCCGTGGTTAACTCGCCGCCCACCGCCAGTACCAGAACCTGTTCACCCACTGACGGCTTCCACCATGTGCGGGATTTACCGGCGCGCAGGGTCAGCCAGTTGAGCCAGTTGGTTTCGAGGTCGCCGGTCTGGACCCGACACTGCCAGTTTTCCGCGTCAACGTCTGTCACCACACCCTTTCGGATGAGGTTCAGTAGCAAGCGGTATAGTTCATTTAATTGAGATTTCATGATGAAGGATAATGAATTAATCATTATCAATGATAAATTCCTTAGCGTTGTACCTTAGTTGATACAATTGTTAATGATTAAACAGAGCCTAAGGAATATGTATGACCACGTTAACTGTTAATATAGAAGAATGTAATTACAATGCTAAAAGAAGTTTGACAACATTTAAGCCATTATTTTTATCAGCAATTTGCAATGATTTTTTTCCAGAATACCCACACATACCAAATCTTTTAAATTGTAATATTGTAAAGGTTAATATTGCCCAGCATATACGTATGGTTCATATGCTTTATGACGAATCTATACGTTTATGGAATAATTTAAAGCAAAATCCATCTCATGGACCTTCTGTTGATTCACCCATTAGTCATTTCAAGAAAGAACCTACAATAGCGTTTACTCCTTCCATTCATCATTTATATAAATTTAAAACTGAAGAAATGGTCTTTCATATGAGAAGAGTGCTTGATGTATTAGTCCAGTTAACATATTTAATGACTAATCAACCTGAGTTCGCAGCTAACAACACAATTGAGGTTGATAGCATTGGTTATCTGGTGGGCAAGGACACACCTAAATCTGATCTTGACATGATTTTGATTGGAGATGGGCAACGTTATGAAAAAGACGATACTGATTTTATTGCAAAAATCAACCAAATTTTTAATGGTTTTAAACACTGTCTCATTCATGATGAAAGCTATATGCTATTTTCGACAGATCATCCGGCTGTGCGTGCATATTATATTAAAAAGGATTTAAGTAAAAAAATCATTTACCACAACCATAATTTGCATCATATCATGATGGGTTTTCAGGATAATATTGTAAGGATTCTTAAAAACCAAAAAAAATACCTTGAGGGTAAAGCGCAATAAAATCATTTTGTCCTTGTGAGATGATTTGTGAAAATATTAATAATTATCTCTTCGGTAATATCAGTAATACCCAAAAGTTTTCGCGAAGAATAAGTGGTTTCTGGGCCACTTATCCTCACCTTGTCACGGAGTCCGTAGTGATGAACGCGGGCGATACGCAGCGCCTTAGCATCAAACCCCACCTCAGCCGTGCTGGCCGTCACGCGGGTTTTCATATACCGCACGGTGCGCAGTTTGCTGAACATCTGGCGGCGTACGCGGCCCTTTTTGGCGCGGCCCGATACCCGGCGCGGCTCGTAGGCGCTCCCGTCCGGGTTTTTCTGCATCCTGATATTCTGTTGTTGTTGTTGCCTGATTTTTGTTGCGACATCCCGCAACAGTTTTCGCCGCTGCGCCGGTTCAAGCTGGGCTATCAGCGCATCCAGCCACCCTTCAATTTCTTTAAAGTCAGCCATGGCGGATCCAGTAGTTGTCTTCCGGGTTTTCTGGTTCTGGTACGGCTTCCACCGTTGCCACCCCGTTATCAACCGTGACAATAACGCGCTCCGTCAGCGCCAGATAAAGGGCGATATCGCAGAGACCGTTATTCAGGATATCCACCTCAAACCGGAATAGTTTTTCCCGCAGCTCGGGGTTATTCATCGCATCGGGCTGATGAATCGTGAGCCAGTTGCAGACGACGGCCATCAGCAGATTCGGATCCCCGGCGTAATCGGTTACCACCACATTCAGGGTGTAGCGATATTCCCAGCCAGGGGCCGGAACCCCGGTACTGACCACCGTTCCTTCATCCACAAACAGATGCAGGGCATCGGGGTTTTTCTTCAGAACGTCCAGTCCGTCACTGATGGCCTGGCGCAGGGAATCGGGCTTTTTCACTGAGTTTCTCCTGACAGTCCACGATCACATCCACCTTCGCGGCACACAGCCCCCAGGCGGTTTCCGCTGTTTCTTTGGCTTCCAGCAGTTCACCGTTGGTTGTCGGGTTGCTTGCCGGGAGCTGGCAGCGGGTCACCGCCGGACAGGAAAGCGTGATAACCTGCGCCGCCGGTAAGGGCGGGGCGGTTTTGCAGGCGGATAACATCAGCAGGCAAAGGAGCATCAGCCCAGCGCGCATTTTCTTCACTTCCACGGATCACCCCCTTAATCATTGCCTGACGTTCTGCGGCCGCCGTGTGAATGGCTTCCGTATTGCGCTGTAGACTGGCCTGAAAGGCGTCATTCATCCGGGCCACCATATCCACGGCCAGGAGCTGACCATTTTTGTCGCTCAGCTTTTCAGACAGGGCCGAAATGTCCCGGTCACGGCTGCCGATAGCCTGATGCGCCTCATTCAGCCGCCAGCCCATAAAGGCCAGCAGGCCAGCCAGCACCGCCAGAACCACCACTACGCCACGGTGCATGGTGCATCTGCCATCAGCTGACGATAAACCGATGCCGTGAACCGGAACGCCACGACGCAGAACAGATAAACAACCGCCACAACCAGCCAGCCCGCGTTAATCAGGCAGACCACGATCCCGGCAAACATTGCCCACGACCACCACCGGCGCAGCGGGGAAATATCCGGGTTAAATATGGCGCGCACCGCCTTCAGCGCCTGCGATTCCGCATCCGGGACCTTGCCCTTTTCAAACACGTACCAGATAACATGGCCCGCCATGCCGGTTGCCATTGCCGCAAGGCACAGCGCGCAGCCCAGCCAGGCCCACGCCACCACAAAATTCACCGCCACGCTTTCCGGTTTCATCAGGCCCGCGACCAGCATCAGCGTCAGCACCACATCCAGCACAAAAGAAATCACTTTACGTTTCATGGATTCACTCCTTTTAAGCACCACGCCTTTTCCCGCGCGCGGCGGTTTTCAAGCCCGTTGTTTTTCACCCCGTTGACGTAGACCCAGCGCGACAGCTGATCACACGCTTGCGACCACTGGTGCCGTTTGATAAACGACACCATCGTGGAGCGGCACACCGCGCCGGTGCCGACGTTAAACGCCAGGCTGACCATTGCGTCATACACCTGCGGCGGCATGTCCACCGGCGCGCAGACCGCCAGCGCCTTTTCCACCCGTAACACGTCGCTGACGAGATTCCCGGCCACCTGGTGTTCGTTGAGGGTTTTCCCCGGCACGACGCCTTCGGTATGCCCGATCCCGTTAGTCCAGACACCGGCGGCGCAGCGGTACGGCGTGAGGCGGCAGCCTTCATAATCGGCAATCAGTTCCAGCCCCTGCGGCGAGGTTTTCAGCAACTGGAACTGCGGCAGCGTGGCAGCAATCGCCAGCGCCACGCCAATCACACAGCGTTTAACGATTTGCGCGTTCATATTCCTCCCGACTGATCGCCCCGGCGGCCAGTAACTGGTAGGTTTTGCGCCGGTAATACCAGGACAGCGCGAACGCCGCCACACCCAGCACCATGGCAAGCACCGTTCCCAGATCCTGAAGCGAGAAATCACCCAGCCAGGCCAGAAACAGCGCGATGAAATAGGTCAGCGCCGACATCATCCGCTCAATACTCATCATCACTCCCAGAGTTGAATGGTCCGGGCGACAGCCGCCGGCACCTGTTCGGGCAGTTCAATTTCCAGCCCGTGCGGCAGGATCGGCCCCCGCTCCGCGAGTCCGGGGTTGGCATTCAGGACGGCTTCCGTCATGCCCTGCGAGCGCCGGTAATAACGCCAGCAGATGGCGTCAACCGTGTCATTCTGTTGCGCCCGGACTTTCATCAGATAAGCTCCACCGTCATATGCGGTAAGTCCTGAACACGGGAAATGGCCCAGCGGGCATCCCGCATCAGTTCGTCCGCCGTTTGTGCATACTCATCCGCCTTTTTTTTGCCTTCACCGGTGGCGTCAAAGTCCCGGTAACGTTCAACCAGATTGGCCTTCGCCCAGCAGAACACCGCACGGCGGTACAGCATCACCCGCTGGCTTTCACCGTCGATACTCTCCGCCGGTACGCTGTTTAAATCCGCGCATCCCCTGGCCTGTTGTTTCTCGCGAAACTCGTAGAGGTCGGCATTCACTTCGGCCATGGCGGTCAGCAGTGCCTGGCGCAGCCGTTCAGGGGTGACCGTGCCGTCGGTGCGCATGTCCTCCCGGAATTTCTTCAGGCTGATCTCAGGCCAGAAAGGCGTGTTGGTGATGGTGTCCTGCGCGCCGTCCTTCACCGGCTCCGGTGAAACGAACTTCATATTCATTCCGTTACTCCCAAAAGTTGGGCGGTGGACGGGGTTTTGATGCGGCTTACAGCCTGTCGCCACCCCGTGCCGCCCCGCGCGTTGGCACGATTCGTCAGCCGCTGGCGGCCTTTCGCAACCGGGATTCCAGTTGCTTAATGTCGGTTTTCACACCGCTGTTGTTATCCAGTTGCAGGGCGCGTTTAAGGTGGTTCAGCGCGGCGACGGCCTGATCGTTATCCCGCAGGGCATAGCCCAGCGCCTTGTGAAGACGGGCGCGGGACTGGTCCGGCATATCGTGGGATTCGACCAGCGCCAGCGCCTGCGTCAGCAGCGCGGCGTTGAAGGTGCCGCCATCAGCAAAGGCGCGCATCGCGGCATCGGCAAACTCTTCAGCAACAGCCGTTGCCGTGGTGCGGTTGAAACGCTGCGGCATCACCCAGCCATGCTTCAGGGCATGGCGGGCGATATCCAGCGCGCCGGTGTAGTCACCGGCATCAATGCGCCAGATCATCAGGTACATCGCCACGTCGTCCTGCGGTGCGGAATCCGCCTCCAGCAACCCGGCAATCCACCCGGCATAGAGCGGCAGAAATTCCCGTTTCAGCTCGCACTTACGCTCGGTTGACTGGATCCCCTTCAGGCGGCGGCGGTGTTCGGTGAGCTGCAACAACATCATGTTGTAGCCGCTCGCCCCGCTGTGGCTGCCGACCTCGCGGGCGGCCTCCTTAGCCTGGATATACTGCGTGTGGGCGCGGAAAGGGTTCATGATCACGCCCCGGTGCCGCCTGCGGCGTTCTGACCATCGATCACGCCCTGAACCGCAGCCGCGACCAGCGCCTGGATGTTGTCGGCAGTCAGCGCGCCGGATGAACCATTCCCCTGAGCGGCCAGCATCTCGATGTTTTCAATCAGGCAGACGCCGTCGTAATCCTCGACCACATAGGCTTCATTGACGGATTCGAAATTCTCCACGCGGTCACGCTTCGGATTGTCGATAACCGAGCGGCGGCGGGTGCCGTCCTGCCAGTAGATGGACAGGTTATCCAGGCGGGTGATCAGCATGGCGCTCGCAGGGAAGAACGGAACGCGCACGGCGGGCAGGTTGCCGATGCGTTTCTGGCTGATGATGAGGTCCGCCGCCAGCGTTTCCGAGTTGGGCTGGTCGCGGTTCACAATCGGGAAATACTTGTCAGCCAGCAGCGAGCGGCCACAGACCACCACCAGTTCAGTGTCTTCCTGATACCACGGCGCAATTTTTTCACTCACTGCGCCCAGCACCAGTGCGTCCAGGTTGGCGAAGTCGCCACCGGTGCCGATGCGGATTTTCGGGGAGATCACCTGGCCTTCACTGACGATTTTATCCAGTACCTGAACCGGCGCTTCCTGGCGGATTTTCTCCAGCCAGCCGATGTTGACGTCCTGCAACAGCGGGTTAGTCACACGGTTCGACGTCTTTTCACGCTTCACGCCGTTAAAGCCGATCATGATGCGGTCCAGTGCCTGGCGCAGAACAATCGCATCGCGGATGCGGGTCTGGAAGTCCTGGAATTTGGCCCACAGGTCCAGCTTCGAATACGGCAGCGCCGTGTCGTAGTTGGTCTGGGTACATTTGTACCCTTCGCCGTCGATATAGGTCGGATCGGTGGGTTCGCGCTCTTTCTGAGTGGTGTCGGTGGTTCCGGCAATGGAGGCACCGATGCCCAGCCCCAGACGCTCGCCGGACTGCTCATCCACCGGGATGATGTTGATTTTTTGCAGGAAGCCTGATGAATCCTGAATTTTGGTTTCCAGCGTCTGCGCGACGGATGGCTCAGCGGTGTACTTCGATGCGATATCCGACACGGCGACGCCGTTCAGCGTCGCGAGCTGGGTCAGATACGCATTGAATTTAAAGCGGGTGGTTTTTTTCATTGTGCTGTAACTCCGTCAGCAGTTAGTGAGTTGTTCAGCGCTACCGTTCCCGCCGGTGCCTGTCGGGCGGCGGTCGCTGCGGCTGTCTTCTGCGGAAAGTTTTTCGCGCAGGCTGACCAGGTCCGCACGACCGGATTCAATGGCCTGTTGCATTTCATCCAGGCGGGCGGAAAACCCGGTCTGTGCGGTGCCGATCCCGTCCACGGTGGCGGACAGGGTCTGGTGCTCCTGCGCCACCGCTTCCACGGCCTGATGCACGTCGGCAAACTTCGCCTTATCGTCAGCGGATTTACGGGTCAGCAATTCTTTAACGCGGGTGAAGAGATTCGGCTTTTCTTCCGGCTCGTCTTCAAATTCGATGAGGGTTTCTTCAGCAGCCGTGAACAGGTTACCGGCGGCCAGTTTGCGGCTGGCGAGCGGGCTGTTTGCCGCGCCTGCGCTGAACTGCAACATTTCGGTACCAAGGCTTGCCGGATCGTCAGTGACCGCCAGGCCAACCAGATAGGCTTCGCCGCTGTCTGCAAAGCTGACGTTCACTTCCATGGACGTGAACAGCTTCTGCATTTTGCCGGTCATGGCGACCAGATCGTCCGTCGGGGAAATCCAGGCATATAGCGCCATTTTTCCCGCCAGTTTGCCGTCGGTAATTTCTTCAGCTTCCAGGCGGTCAACCTTCCCGAAGCGGCGGAACGGGCTGTCCGGCGTGAAACCTTTGATGTGCTCGACATTAATCAGGGCGGTGTAAACCTGCGGATCGTAATTCGCGGCCATCTGGGTCAGCCAGTCGCGCTCGATATTGCGCCCGTCCGTGGTGGCACCTTCCACCCCGACACGAAAACGCTTTGCTTTTTTTGCCATGTTTCCGGCTCCGGTTAGTTCATAACGACTTGTGAGCCTTTATGGTTGCGGGGCGCGGACGGCGAAACAACGTGGCGGCATTGTGCCGGAAATGGCACAACAGCCAGAAGCGGAGAAGACGCGCGCGGGGCCGTAGTCTGGCGGCATGAATACGACGCCCATCAGTTCAGACCTCGACCCGCGAAAACAGGCCATGTTCCTGTATTTCAGCGGTATCCGTATCGCCCGCATTGCTGAAATGCTGGGAGAGAAACCCGCGACCGTCCACAGCTGGAAAAAGCGTGACAAGTGGGCTGATATTGGCCCACTGGATCAGATGCAGCTCACCACGGCGGCGCGCTACTGCCAGCTCGTCATGAAGGAGCAGAAGGAAGGGAAGGATTACAAGGAAATTGATTTACTGTCCCGCCAGGCGGTGCAGCAGGCGCGCATCGGGAAATTTAACAATGGCGGTAATGAAGCAGACCTGAACCCGAAAGTAGCCAACCGTAACAAAGGCCCGCGCAAGCCGCCGGAAAAGAATGTGTTTTCCGACGAACAGATCGATAAGCTGGAAGAGATTTTCCACGGCTCCGCGTTTGACTACCAGCGGCAGTGGTGGGAAGCGGGCAAAATTCACCGCATCCGCAACCTGCTTAAGTCCCGCCAGATTGGCGCAACGTTCTATTTTGCCCGCGAGGCGCTGATTGATGCGCTTATCACCGGGCGCAACCAGATTTTTCTTTCAGCCAGTAAGGCACAGGCCCACGTTTTCAAACAGTACATCATTGAGTTTGCCCGCGAGGTGGAAGTTGAACTGAAGGGCGACCCGATGACGCTCAGCAACGGGGCCACGCTGTATTTTCTGGGGACCAATGCCCGCACCGCCCAGAGTTATCACGGCAATCTGTACCTGGATGAATATTTCTGGATCCCGAAATTCCAGGAGCTGCGCAAGGTCGCCTCCGGGATGGCGTTGCATAAAAAATGGCGGCAGACCTATTTTTCAACCCCGTCCAGCCTGACCCACAGCGCGTACCCGTTCTGGTCCGGTGCGCTGTTCAACAAGGGCCGCGCCAAAGCAGACCGGGTGGAGATCGACCTGTCTCACGCCCACCTGTCACCCGGCGCGCTCTGCCCGGACGGCCAGTTCCGCCAGATTGTCACCATTGAAGATGCGGTGCGCGGCGGCTGTAACCTGTTCGACCTCGACCAGCTCAGCCTGGAATACAGCCCGGACGAATTCCAGAACCTGCTGATGTGTCAGTTCGTGGATGACCTGGCGTCAGTGTTCCCGCTGGCGCTGATGCAGGCCTGCATGGTGGACAGCTGGGAAGTGTGGGACGACTTCGAACCGCTGATGATCCGCCCGTTTGGCTGGCGTCCGGTCTGGATTGGTTACGACCCGGCAAAGGGAACCCAGAACGGTGACAGCGCCGGGTGCGTGGTTATCGCGCCGCCGGATGTGCCGGGCGGCAAGTTCCGCATCCTTGAACGCCATCAGTGGCGCGGCATGGACTTCCGCGCCCAGGCGAAGGCTATCGAAGAACTGACGAAAAAATACAACGTGACTTATATCGGCATCGACTCCACCGGCGTGGGCGATGGTGTTTACAAATCCGTTAAGCAGTTCTTCCCGGCGGCCCGCGAGTTTGTTTACAACCCGAACGTGAAAAACGCCTTGGTCCTGAAGGCATACGACATCATCAGCCACCGCCGTCTGGAATATGACGCGGGTCTGACCGATATCGCGCAATCCTTCATGGCCATTCGCCGCGCCACCACAGCCAGCGGTAATCGTCCGACTTATGAAGCCAGCCGCAGCGAGGAAGCCAGCCACGCCGATTTGGCCTGGGCGACCATGCATGCGCTGTTCAATGAACCGCTGGAAGGCACCACCGTTAACAACAGCAATATCGTGGAGATTTTTTAATGGGTAATCGCAAAAACCGTAAAGCGGCGACCAGTCAGCAGATAAACATGACTGAACAACCCGGCGGCGCACACGCGGAGGCGTTTTCATTTGGTGAGCCGGTTCCCGTATTAGATCGCCGGGAGCTGATGGATTATCTTGAATGCGTCCAGGTGGATCGGTGGTATGAACCGCCCATCAGTCTGGACGGTCTGGCGCGCACGTTCCGGGCCGCACCTCACCACAGCAGCGCCATTTATGTAAAGCGCAACATTCTGACAAGTACGTTTATCCCGCATCGCTGGCTGTCAAAGCAGGCGTTTTCACGGTTCGCCCTGGACTTCCTGACTTTTGGTAACAGCTACCTTGAACAGCGTGTTAATCGGCTGGGCCAGACGTTGAGCCTTGAGCCGTCACTGGCGAAATTTACCCGTCGCGGTACGGACCTTGATACCTACTGGTTTGTGCAGTACGGGTACAACAAGGATCCGTACCAGTTTGACGCGGCCCGCGTGTTTCACCTGATGGAGCCGGATTTGAACCAGGAAATTTACGGCCTGCCGGAATACCTGTCCGCCATCCCGTCAACCCTGCTTAACGAGTCGGCTACGCTTTTTCGTCGTAAGTATTACCTGAACGGTTCACACGCGGGATTCATCATGTACATGAGCGACCCGGCAGCCAACCAGCAGGACGTGGATAATATCCGCGAGGCGCTGAAAAAATCGAAAGGGCCGGGCAACTTCCGCAACCTGTTTATGTACAGCCCGAACGGGAAAAAGGACGGCATCCAGATAATCCCCCTGTCGGAAGTGGCGGCAAAGGATGAGTTCCTGAATATCAAAAATATCAGCCGTGATGACATGTTGGCCGCGCACCGGGTGCCGCCTCAGTTGATGGGCATCATCCCTACCAATACTGGCGGCTTTGGTGACGTAGAAAAGGCGGCAAAAGTTTTTGTCCGTAATGAACTGATCCCGCTTCAGAAACGGATGAGCGAACTTAATGAATGGATAGGCGAAGAAGCTATCGCCTTTGAGGCTTATACGCTAAATACAGTGGAATAATCATAAAAAGGCGCTCACCATGAGCGCCTTTTGAATTAGATTATATTATAAGCATTAGCTGACATCGCTAAGGTTCTCTCCCTAACTTTCTGTGAATCCCATGAATTACCATTAGCCGCGATCGCTTCTAAAAAATCTTGCACAATTCTAAGGTTTGACTTTTTGTATTCTAATGACTTTTTACTTAAGTCATCATTTTTACAAGATTCGTTCAATGTAAAACATAAAGGAAGAAGGTTTCCCATCAAACCAACAGTGTTAGCATCGAAAGTGCTTTGCGAACCTATGTGCTCGAGGGAAACTAAATCCAGCTTTAATTCATGTGTTCCACGTAGATTTTTCTCCATATGTTCAAAAATATACATTATAAGTTTTCGTTGTGATGTTTTTTTGTTAGTATAGAATAAGTTTTTAGTAAATGCTTCATTAAAAATTTTCTCATTTGGGCTCTTCGTTGAGAAGTATGTGTTAGCTTCTTTTAAAACCGATTCGATATCGCTTTTAACGTTGGCCTTGTCAAGGTTAACTGCTAATACTGAATATTTGGCATCTATGCCAGATGGTCTTAATCGGCAAATTGCATTAAATCTAAAGTGGAATTTTTCTAAACTCTTAAGGCAGTCAATTACTTTGGATTGTAAAAGACTTTTTGGTTTTTCTCTTCTTTTCCTTAATAAGGAAAGAATAAACGGTCGAGGGATTGATACATTAAATATTTCAAAAGCTTTAAGAGAGTTGTAAATGTATTTTTGGTCTTGTTGCGGCCAGTCATCAGTATCGGGGGCAATAATCTTGCAGTATAAATCCACATCCTTATGAAGCTCATCTAGAAAAGACGTTGCTGTCATACCAGAGGTTCCTTCATTCAACTCCCTTTTGAAAGCACGATACAACTGGTCTTCACCAATGTAGTTAAACCTAGATAACCACCAACATCTTACGTAGTCAGCCATTGTAGCGTTGTTATCTCTTGTCTCAATGCAGTTCGTTATGTAATCCCATTTTTGTTTTGCATGATCTACGGGATATGTTTCAACGCAACTTTGAAAAATTTTGTTTTTAATTAAATCTATGGAGCTTAAATTTATACCTCTCGCATTCAAAACTTCAAAAATATCATATGCGTCATCTTCCTTACCTACAGAAATTCTTACCAGTTTAAGATAATTTGTAACCATGTTATAAACTGCGTTCAGGCAAAAAATATAATCTTCTTTTGTGTATTTTCCCGCTCCATCACGTAGTAATGAGCTACATAAAGCTTTCTTGCCAAGTTTCCTACTTAGATATAATCCTGCATAGTGAATCTTTTTATCTTCATCGCAGGTAATGTCTGCTTTATGCTCAAATTTGTCTTGAAATCTAAGCTTAAAGAAAGCTCTGTCACTATTTTTAGAAAGTTTTTCAACGACTGAATCACCACTGGAGTTAACAGAGTTTCTGTCAAACTTTTGATTTGCTGTAACAATGTAGGTTTTGAAAATATCATCAGCAAAGTCATTCTGCCCATTCTTTCTTAAGATTCTAGAGATTAGCGAAAGTAAAATAGTTATGACGCTAAACCGTTGTTGCCCGTCAACTACCTCTAAAATATCATCGCTATCAGCACCAGATAATACTATTGTACCTATAAAATATTCGTTTAATTCAAACTTATCACCTTTGGGGTTGATTTTTATGTTTCTTATTATATCTTGCCACAGTTCATCTAGTTGAAGCTTCTCCCAGCTAAACTCTCTTTGGTTTCTGGGGATTACATAACGTTGCTTCACAGAAAGTATATTTTTAATGTTTAAAGGAGTGGCATCGAAGTTCATATAATTATTTCCTAAAAATAGGGGTGTGTAGTTATATTAATTTACGTCACGTTTTGGACAAAAACAACAACTGCTTTACTGTACTAATTTGTCTAAATGCGCGCTCGTAGCCCCGCCACGCCTGCCCGCTTTGTGTATGGGTTTTCATGCAGATGCATGAGCATAAAGAAAGCCCGCCAGAGAAGGCGGGTGAAGGGAGTAATGATCCTTTTTGGATCCTTCATTTTCATGCAGCATAGACATGCATGGCATGGCATGGCATGGAAGGGGATGGCTCTAGCTGAATTTTAATCAGGCGCACCTGCCAGCTTAGTCGGCTTTATAAAAAATTTCTTTTTCAGCATCCTGATTTTCACCGTTTGCCAAATCGGCAATAAGGCTTAACGCCAGCTTCAGATCAGATGGCTTGCAGTTTGCTAACAACGAAACTTCCGCAATGAATTGCACGCAGGCCCATTTGTGCTGGGTACGGCTGACTTCTTCAACAACCATGAAATCCCTCCCGATAGGATTACTGTATAAATATACAGTAGCACGTTATGAGAAAAATTTAAAAGTGATTGCAGTCAAAAAGTATGAACATCATTGATATATGCTTAAACTGATAACCCTTTGAAATTATGACGATGCGTCAATTTCATTCAGGGCGGTCATGATCGCCAGTCGCTCTGCGGCTGGAAGCGCCGCGTATTTTTCCTGCCAGCGGCTGGCCTTACGCTTAATGCGGTTTCTGTCGTTGTAATCTTTACCTGCGAAGGTATGGGTATAAGCCCGACCTTCTGAAAAGTTCATCCATAGTTTTTCCGTTCTGACCCCACCGCGCGTCATTGCCTGAAATTCACAGGTGCGCCATTCTGGCAGCATTGAGTCATAAAGCCTGGACGGATAGCCGGATAAAATGATGTTCACATTTTCCGGCAGGCCCATAAGACAGGAAAGTAAGCGACGATGATCATCTACCGTGTATTCGAAACGATAACGCGCCTTACTGGTGCGGGTTTCCGGTAAATAGGGCGGATCGGCGTATACCAAAACGCGACCGGCGCTGGCAAAATCAAATGTTTCCAGATACTCAACCGCATCGCGGTTTACCAGGCTCACATGTGAAAGCTGATGTGTGAAAACAAAATTTTTGAGCGCCTCCTCATCCAGATCAATTCCCACGTTGCGTAACGCAGGCGGCTTCCGCTGCATTACCGCACCACCGCCCAGGTGTGTCTCGATGTACGTATCATGCGGCGGCATTTGCGCGATAATTTTCTGATAGACGCCGCTTGCGGCTTTGCTTCCCAGATAGCTCATCGTTTTTATCTCCGTTTCTTCTGCAGCATGGTTAAAAATGGCCTTATTCGATGAAATGGCCAGCACGATCGGAAATGACCATGAAGGGCTTTTGGTACCACATGGTTATTTCTGACCCTGATTTTGATAAGCCGAACGCAGCCGCGTTACCCAGGTGTTGACCGTTGTCGCAGCGGATTGCGGCAATTTTTCCCGCGTTCTGTAGAGTGCGCCGTCACTTCGGGCGACATAGAAAACACCGTCCAGCGCAATACGCTGACCGGTAAGCAACAGGCCGACTTCTGTTTCTCCGATATCCCAGCCGATAGAGCTGGCAAATTCGCGGATTTTTTCAGCCCGTTCGCCAGGCTGGCGCAATACCGGCTGGCGTTTTCGCCGCTCACGCCTGCGCTGTTGCTCCGCTTTAAACTCTGCGGATAGCCTGGCTGCAACCTCTTTTCTTTCCTTCCGCGTCAGGGAGCTGTAATCAATAGCGCAGCTGGCACCGTCAGCTATGACGGTGCTTTCCTGAAATGTATTTTTTTCAACCGTTCGCTGCTCCCGCGTACAGTTATTGACAGAACTCCGAGGGGCGGCGCTGCCGCCTGAAAAGTCAAAATCAAAACCAGAAGCGTCATCCTGCTTACGCTTCGGCACGATTTTGTACTGCGTGGCGCGGGTATAAATTGCGGAATCGGTGAGCGCAAACGGGCTGTAGATCCCGGCTATTTTGGATACATCATCGCCGTAAATATTGCCGTTTTCGGTGACCTCATAGCACAGGCGAACACGCAGTTCGTCACGGGCTACAAGCGGCCCGCCCTGCGCCATGACATACCCCGCCCAGGTGCTGGCATCTGCGGGCGCTCTTACGTGCTCAATTTCAGGATGCAAAACCAGCTCACGATCACCGAGTCGGCGTAGCTCGCGCCATACCGTAACCGGCGCGCCGCCAATCTGTTGAAACTGACGGATAGCCCAGCGGGAAGCCCACGCGCTCACGCGGCGGGCCATTTCTTTCAGTGGTTTTCCGGTTTCGTCGTCGGTATCACCATCCAGCTGATAACCGTCGATATTTTTGGAAATGTATTTTGCGATATACCCGGTGGCACTGCCTTTTTCTTTATCGATAAGTTTCATTTCAAACCGGTTTTCAAGTGCGCCCGGTTCGTTTCCATCCTCTTTAAGGGCTTGCTCCTGAAAAATATCGCGAGCCAGGGTAATATTTTCCGGCTTCATGAACAGCAACAGATGCCAGTGCGGAGTTTCATCATGATGTGGTTCAGCGACGCGAAAACCGAACACCCTGATCCCGTTGCGTAACCATGCCGCACGGGTACGCGCCCACACCTTACAAAGATATTGCTGGGTATTGCGGGGGGAAGCACCGTTATATTTACCGTTGCGTTTACCGTTATGCTGCATCGCGTGATATTTCGAGGGCGCGGTCAGGGTGAAAAAGGCACCGGCCAGCCCCATCTCGTTAGCTATATCTTCAAAGCCACGCATCCGGGCCATTAACTCACGGCGACGGTTAGCCGGGTTTGCGGTACTGGCCGCCACCTTATCGATCAGAGAAAAACGCTCGCCGGTGTCCTGGTCTTCCAGCTCCATTGCTTTCAGATATTCACGATTGGCTTTTTTCTGCGCCGTCCACTCCTGAAGGCAGGGATCGCTACAGTAAGAGGCGGCCTTTTTGTGAACATATCCCGCTGCAATCATCAGGTGTTCGCGCCAGCGGGAATGCATCCGGCGCAGCCGGTTAAGCCACCATTGCGGCGACTGCATACGCGCCACGTATTTAAGCGCGTCCTCGCCTTCCAGTTCTTCATTGCAATAAGCCGTCCAGCCCGGAACGGGGGTATTCAGATGAGAAGCAAGAAACCCCATCCGCCCATAAGCCGAAACGGTGGAAAAGTGCGGATCTGTGGTGCGTTCATACTGGAAATCAAACTCGCGCATAAACTCGGTTTGCAGGATATCAGCAAGACTATGCGCCAGGCGTTTCAGCTCTTTTTTACCGGCCCACAACAGGCGGAAAAACTCATTACGCAGCGGCAAAAGGGCCGCCGGTAATGTCGCATTCGGCAGGTAACGGTCATTCACATGGTCAATACGGGAAAGGACATGGCGCTCAAAGGTGTTTAACAGCCAGTTATCGGCGGCTTTTTTGCCTTTCGCGTCCATCTGTTCCAGTTTGCGGGCATAAAAACTACGCACGTAGTGAGGCAATGAAGCCAGACGGCGGCGGGCGGCCTTGCTGCGGTCTGGTTTTTCATCGGTTTCCGCCAACTCCATCGCCGATAAAAACTTACGCTTACCGTCCGGCGTCAGATAACGGATCCCGCGCTCGCTGTCGTCAGCCTTATAAGCTCCGACAGCGGCGCGGGGTGCGTTCCATTCATATGCGAAAACGGCATCAGTCATTCTGACGCCCCACCAAAAAAGCCGTTATAAATGCCGCAGCCGCTTGCGCGTTTATGGCGTTACCGTAGCCCTTAAGTCTTCCTGTGCGGTTGCGGCCTGTCATTGCTCGTAATGAGGACTTGCCATGTCCCAGGCTTTTGGCAAACCTTGCAACCAGCGGGAATGTGCCGGGTTCAACTGGACGCCATTTTCCATCTCGACATAACAGCCAGTCCGCATCTCGCCAAAAACCGTTAACCTCAAGGGGCCGGGGGGAGAAGTCCGCTCCGTTAGTCTCGGCAATGATGGGCTGTGTTGCCCCTGTCCTTCCGTGTGAAAATCTCGCGCTCTTGGCGTCGGCCAGCCCGTTAATGCCGTCGCTGATTGCAATCCCGGCGCAGGGCCGCGCTTTTTGTTCGGTGGCCTCGGTCCGCCAGTTGAATCCCCTACAATCGGCGTGGGCCATCCCGCCATAAATGCCTGTCGCGGAAGTTGATCCACTCTGTTCTTTCCGTCCCGCTGCGCCGTCATGCCCGCTGAGTCCTTCCAGTCGCGTGACGTTGGCGTTACCCATGCAGCCAACACTGCAAAGTCCTGTAGGTTTGGTTGGCGACCAGCCTTCTTCCTCGCCATTACCTTTACCCAATCCTGGTAACAGTTTTTGACGTTGCTCGCTAGCGGACTCGGCCACCCAGTAAGCCCGCTCTCTGACGTGCGGGGCACCGATGCTCGCTGACGTAAACGGCACAAGCCCAAAGGCGTAGTCCAATCCTTCCAGGTCTGTTTGTACAAGGTCGAACCATGCGTTTGCGTTACCAGCTGCAACCTGTTCGCCAAAGACATACTGAGGTCGGCACTCGCTGATGAGGTGGAAGAAAGCGGGCCATAAGTGCCGCTCGTCAGCAAACCCATCACCTTTGCCTGCCGCGCTGAAAGGCTGGCACGGGCAGGAGCCGGTCCAGACCGGTTTATCGTCAGGCCATCCGGCAAGGCGGAGGGAATGCGACCACACGCCGATCCCGGCGAAAAAGTGGCACTGTGTAAATCCTCTGAGGTCGTCAGGTGTGACATCTTCAATACTCCGTTCGTCGACTTCGCCTGGCGCGATGTGACCGCCGGCGATTAAATTGCGCAGCCACTGGGCAGCGAATGGATCAATTTCGTTGTAGTAAGCAAAGGCCGTCACGTACGCACCTCAGCCGAATAATCACGCCCGTTAGCCAAATCAATCCCGAACCATGCCTTTTGGGCTTGGTAACGGGATACGGCGATCACTTCTGGGGCGGTTTTGCCATCACCGGCGGCAACACCCAGACTGCGGCGCGCCGTGATGCGGTGGCATACAAAATTGCGGTAGAGGGAACGGGTTAATGACGTATCGCTGTTGGATACGACAACCGGGTAACCTTCTGATGAACGGCGCTCAAGAATGGAGGCCAGACGGTACTGGTCATCCTCATTAAAACCATTTGTGTGATAACCGGTAAACACACCGTCATAAGGCGGATCGCAGTAAATTACATCGCCCGGTTGCAACATGTTCAGGGTTTCGTCGAAGCTGGCGCAGACAAACGTGGCGCGCTTAGCTTTTTCAGCAAAGGCACGTATTTCCGCTTCAGGGAAGTAAGGCTTTTTATAATTGCCGAACGGGACATTAAAGCCACCACTCTGGTTGTAACGGCAAAGCCCACGGTATGAATGGCGGTTGAGATACAGGAAATAAACAGCGCGGTGAAAGGTATTAATTTCCCGGTCATGATTAAAAGCTTCACGCACCCGGTAATAATTTTCAGCCAGTAGAAAGCTTTCAAACACTGCTTTTGCCCGCAGTATAAAATTTTCACAATCACTTGCGATGGTGCGATACAGATTGATTAAATCGGGGTTGATATCCGCGACAAGATAATTTGGATAGTCTGTTGCCATCATCACAGCGCAGGAACCCGCGAAGGGTTCAACCAGGCGCGGGCCTTTGGGAAGATGCGCGAACAGTTCCGGCATAAGTTCAGTTTTATTACCCGCCCATTTCAGGATGGTGCTCATACAGCACCGCCTTGCTTAGCCGACTCAACAACTAAATTTATCCGGGTAAGGCTGCGACGCTCGCGTAATTCCAGCGCCATCGAGATTTCCTGAATTGTAGGTTCAACACCGTCAACGTTCCCGGCTATGATTTCATCCAGTTCCGCATCGGTCAGCGGCTTAACGGCCAGTCTTTCTTTGTTCATACAGCCCCCATGTAATGCTTACTTTTCAGCTCTGTAACTTCCTGACAGGTGACGCACAGCGCCACGCCCGGTACGGCGATGCGCCGCGCTTCAGGGATGGATTCACCGCATGATGCGCACAGGAAAAGGGAAACCGCAGCGCCACGGCTGCGGGCTTTGAGAATCAGGCGCTCGCGTTCTTCATGCTCGCGTTGCTGGGCCAGATCGATAGAGTCAGCCATCAGTGAGCCTCCGCCGGTTTTACGCAGCGACTAACTATGCTGTCGGTTAAATACAAATCGCCAATATCATCGGGGCCAGTAAGGCCGACGAAATCCTCAAGGATAAAAACGCTTACCCCTTTGGGCAGGCGCTTAATAAATACCCCGCTGTAAACATTGTCCGATTCAAGTGGGGTCACCAGAACACGCTGGCCGGGAATCAATTGCGCGTTATGCATCAGTGGATCTCCTGAGCTTCGTTCTGGATTTTGACGGCCTCATCGCGCAACAGCTCTGCGGCTTCTGCGCAGTTGAGCTGGCGGGAGGTGATGCGAGCGGCCAGCGTGTCCAGACGCGCGGCCATAGCCTCAGCGCGGCCCCGGCGTTCATCTTTGCGGGCCTCAGAGAGCAAATAATTAAGGCCTGCATCATCAGGCCCGGTTTTGGTTTTACGTGTTTCGCTATTTCGCATTTTCATTTCTCCAGAATTCGGGCAAAAGAATGCCCGGCGGGTTTACGCCATTATTTAACTTGAACGATTAGTTGTAGCCGTAGACGCGGTGCGGTTTCTGATTCAACTGGTTAATCATTTCCGCTTTTAGTGCTTCCATAAATTCCTGACAGCACTCCCAGTTCGGGTCAACTTTGAAAATCTCACCTGAACGGGTTTTAATTTCGAAGCCGTTATCCATATTAGGGATCACAACACCGAGAATTAAATTAAGGTCATTTTTTGAAAGAGCCATAAGCCACCCTTTTTATTAATGAACGAGCAATACGAATAATTAAATATGCTGGCGATTTCCGCTTGGTTTTCAGCCCGTTTAATAATTCGGACTGGTCGCGGCTTGGATGCCAGCGCTTACCGTCTTTACCCATAATCCAGCCGTTGCCGTAATGCATGGAGGGACTCTGACGAACCAGCAATGAAGCGAATGAAGGTGCGTTATCCATGACCGACACCTCAGATCAAACCAAACGATGCGCCGACGCCGGTCATGGTATCGACCGCACTGGACATCGCCGGACTGGATTTAAGCCGCGCATCTACAGCCAGTGCGCTTAAAGCAAGAAAACGCATTCCAGCGTTCGCACTTTCCACAATCGAACGGCGGGACAGGTGAGTAATACGGCCAGTGGTTGCCGCGTTCGCAGCGACCTGACCAACCTGCGCGGTGGCCTGCATAACGTAGATGGATAATTTTTCCCTGGCTAACTCATTTACCGGCACACAAGGCAGGCAATGAATTTGAGCAAGGAAGCCATCCACCAGTGACGCATCTTCGGTTAAATCAGTCAGCAACCAGATTTCTGGTGCTGTGAACTGATGGGGTTGAGTGGGGTTAAGTTTGTTGCGAAGGGTTTGCGGTTTCATCCCTGCGCGCCTGGCTAACGCAGTCACGTCATGCCGTTTAGCAAAGTCGCGGCAGGCTTCATCAAAGTGTGGGTGGTTAGAAACTCGAAAATCAAACATGTTGCGTTCCTTTTCAACTCGCATAATTGAATTGCTTAAGCGGCAACGTATTTGCAATTGATACCCTGCTGAAGCAGGCGGGCACGAAAAGCAACCATATTGATACGAGCTGCGCCGCCGTCTTTCTTACGCGGCATCAGGAGCAGATCACCATCCGCAACCATCTGTTTTACAGTACGGATGCCGTATCCATAGTGTTCTGCAAACTCTTCATAAGTCATCAGATCCGGGCCTGACGGGATTGCAATTTGTGGAGTCATGGGTAAATATCTCCGGTTAAATGTTGTTACGGTGCATTGGCGTGCATTTTCAAACTACGGTTGGATAATATGATCCATTTCATTACATGTAAACTGTCGAAATGGATTATTTGAGGTTTGTATGGCGATTGAATTTGATGATGTAAAGGAAGTACTTGAAAGGATTATTGTTTCTTATGGAGTCAAAAGCAGAACAGAGCTGGCAGAACTGCTGTCCATCCCACTTCCCACCATCAATAATTGGGTTGCACGTGGCAGTGTGCCTGGTAACTACATCATACAATGCGCAATTGAAACCCAAGCAAACCTTGAATGGTTAGTTACTGGTCAACTCGCAAATGCGAGTCGAAGAGGAGTGGTTGCTTCTTACCTAACTGGTAAGGAACTGTATGAGCAAATTCTTTCTTCTGGTGGGAAAGCCGTGCTTCAGCGCATTTTGGCTGCATATGGATTTTCAATGCAGAAGCAATTAGGTGACCTTTTGGATCTGTCTTCAGGGACTATTAGCACCTGGATAAGAAGAGATTACTTCCCTGGAGACGTGGTCGTTGCTTGCGCACTGGATACCAATGTATCTCTACGTTGGTTAGCTACAGGCTTGGGAGATAAATATGAACATGTCGAAATCATAAACACTTTAACGCTAAATTCTTTTGTTCTTTCATCGGGGAGCCTTATTGAAGATGAGGGATGGAATATTGATTCAAATTTTATACCTGATAGCGCTAAAGATGTTTGTTATGTAAAAAGCAATACTCATGCATGGATCGTTGACAGAGGTAATAAAAACATCGCCAATGGTAGGTGGCTGTTAAGCGTTGATGGAGTGTATGACGTTTATGAGGTGACAAGGATGCCTTCGAACAAAATACAGGTTAAGCCAAACCAATTAGATAATGCGTTCGTTTGTAATACTTCTGATGTTGAGTGTTTTGGACAAGTTATCTTTACTATTGAAAAGAATTTTTAAGGAGAGATTCATGTTGCGCGCATATTTCAAATTAATCCTTTTATTCACCATTTTAATAAGTCCAATGCATTCTTTCGGTGCAAAAGAAAAACAGAAATTAGTTCTAGAGGGAGATATTCCTCATGCAATAATTGAGTGGTTAAAAGGTTTCAGAGGAGAGAGCATTACATTAGAGAATCAAGTTTTAACATTTGTATTTAAAGATGAGCAAGTTACTGATTTGATGGCAAACACTGTGGCTACAAGTGTATGTAATTCTCGGTTCGCAGGCGGAGCCAACGCCAAATGGCCTCAAGACACTCTAAATAAAGTAGTGGTAATAAATCATAGGCAAACCCAAGGTTTTCAGTATGACATTGATGCTAAAGCCTGTGATGAGTACGGCCAGATGACCGGCGATGAAGGTAATGAGTTCATTAAGTCAAAAATGAACGACTACCCATAGACCACACTTTAAATCTACGTAGCTGAAAGTATGACAATTAAAAAATTGACTTCTGGCGAGTGGCTTTGTGATTTTCGATTAGACGGGGCCGACAGTCGCCGCATCAGGAAAAAATTTTCATCAAAAGGCGAGGCGGTTGCTTTTGAGGATTTTAAAAAGAGGGAAGCGCAGGACAAGCCCTGGAAAAGCGAGAAAGAAGACCGCCGCAGGTTGAGTGAAATTATCGAACTTTGGCACAAGCTACACGGACAGGCGCTAGTAGCCAGTAAATCACGGCTGGCTAAATTGCATATTGTTTGTAACGGTCTTGGTGACCCTGTGGCATCACAGCTAACCGCCAAAGATTGGGCGCATTATCGCGACCGGCGGTTGCGCGGCGAGATCGATAATGGATACCACAAAGACCCGGCGGACTGGATAGCAAAACCTATCACGGTAAACCGTGAACAACAGTACCTGATGGCTGTCTTTAATGAACTCAAAAGGCTTGGAGAATGGAAGCTACCAAACCCGCTCGAAGGTATTCGCGTTTTTAAAGAAGCCGAAAAGGAAATGTCATGGCTGACCCCACAACAGATCGCTGAACTTTTTCGCGCCTGTGAACGGTATGGTAAAGAAAACCTGACGACAATTGTTAAGGTTTGCCTGGCGACCGGTGCACGGTGGAGTGAAGCTGAGCGCCTTACCCGTTCCCAGCTCTCACCCTATAAATTGACGTTTACAAAAACCAAAGGTAAAAAAAACCGGACCGTCCCGATCCCCAGATGGCTTTATGATGAACTGGCTACTCGCCAGGGCAAAATGTTCAAGCCGTGCTATCAGGAATTTAAAAAAATGCTGGCGCTGACCGACATCGAATTGACCGAGGGACAGAAAACCCATGTTCTACGACATACTTTCGCTTCTCACTTTATGATGAACGGTGGAAATATACTCGTTTTACAAAAAATCCTTGGTCACGCAAATATCCGAGAAACCATGAAATACGCTCATTTTGCACCCGACCATCTTGAGGAAGCTGCTATCCTGAATCCCATCGCGGATCAGGCTACCTTTATGTCCATATAATGCCCAACCAGCTTGCATTTGATGGCACCTGACCGCACTAAGGATACAATTAACTTGCTGTTTTTGTTAATTTTTTCTTTTATTTCAATGACGTCTGTTAAAAGCGCCTGAACTAAGAAACGCTTTCGCGACATCCGTGAAAGTATTGTAGATACAAGGGGTTGGCATTTTGCCAGCCCCTTGTTTTTTTGGGATCGCAGGAATTTTTTACCACTGTAGTCAGCGCGGTTTCGCAAGGATGTGAAACATAAATGGACAGGTCACTGCTCTTTTTTTATGGATTATTTGTCGTTTTCATTGGCTATTACTTATGGAAAGCTAAAAAGCAACAGGTTCTCGTCAATACTCTGGCGCAACTGGCCACGCTTGGCATCAGCATAATTCTGGCCTCGCAGATTGCTAAGACGGGCTCCGGGGCATGGTGGCTCGCTGTGTTTATTTTCGCGTTGACGCTCTACGTCGGCGGCGCGATTCTGTTTCTCGCCATTAAATCTCATCACGGTAA